TCCCCGACATTATAGTCTCCTTTCGGTTAGTTGTTATTTAACATTAGCATATCAAATGCCTTGTGCTTTGTCAAGTATTTTATCCAGCTCGTCGAACACACCACCTGAGAACTTCTCTTCTATGTTCTTCTGTAATACACGAGCAGTATCGTTTCCTTGTTGCTTTTCCATAGCCTCTTCCCACTCTTCGTAAGTCTTATAAGGTGTCTGGTACTCTTTGTTCCCTATAATGAGTCTCCAGTCAGCCCAGTTAGCCATAGTCTTGGTGTTCTCTTCATAGAACTTAATCTGATATTTATCTATGAGTTTTACCATCTCATCCTTGAGTTCAGGCCTCTTAAGATACTCTAGGTATGTAGAGTAGGCTCTTAAGTCTGCATCAGGGTGATCTTGGTTATACTCATAAATAATCTTGAAGGCATGTTCAGCACCCTGCAAGAGAAACTCTTTAGGATACAGAGGGTTGCCTTTCTTAAACAGAGTGATTGCTCTGCCTGTATGGATACCACCTAAGTGGCATAAAGAACAAATACAAAACACCCTCTTAAAGGTTGCCGTGCCTTCCTTATAATCAATCTCATAAACCTCGTGTCCGTGTCTTTGATGCATATTCTCTGGCTTATACCCACAAATCTCGCAGGTATCATCAGCCATATGATACGCAGCCTTACGCATCATATCCCAAGTCTTTCTTCCTAATAAGTTCCTAGGGTTCACTAAATGCAAAGGCTTCGGGATGTTTGGCATAGCAATCAGAGGGCGTAAATCGTCGCCCTCTGGTGCTTCCCAATGGTCTATGAGTTTTACATCATAGCGTTGCTTTTTCATTTACTCTCCTAGAAAGGCAAATCAGCTTCGCTTAAGTCTACTGCTTCACCTTGTGAGATGATGTCTTCTGCTTTGTCAGCAGGTTTCTTATCCTCATCACCATGTGGCATAGCTACACGACGATCCAAGAACTCTGCACGAGCATATGATTTGCCAGTGCCTGGGTTTTCTTCTGTAAATACTTCGATTTCTACCTCAGGTTTCTTGGCTAGAAGTTTCTTGTAGCAAGCTTCATAACCCTTAATGATATTCTCTTTACCTTCTTTGCTCTCGGCCATTTCAACTGCTTTCTTGGCAGCGTCTTCAGTAGCACCAAGCACTTCCATTAGACATTTGTTATGCCATGCACGCCAGTTATCATTCTTAAATGATAGCCAGTGATCTGCAGTAGGGTACTGTGCTTCGTTAGTCTCTTCAAAGTGGAACTTCATAATTACAGAACCATTAGTTCCTACCTCTTTGATTTCTACCCCATCACATTTGGCTTTGTATTTGCCATCTGCATAAAAGTTCTTAAAGTCTCCACCCATTTCGTTTTGAATATTATCCCAATCAATACTCATGTTATTTCTCCTTTGGAATTAGTAATTTGTTAATATCTACATCTGCGAGGTTGACTTCACCATGTAGGCTTAGTCTGTTCTTGGCTAGGACATTATCGTCACCATCTAGTACAAGAATGCGTGACCCATCTGATTTCTTCTTGAGGTAGAACACATTATCCGACCACTCTACGAAGATGTTCATAGTGTTTACGTCAATCTTAGGTGCAACTCTATCGGTATCTATACCATCTTCGTCCATCAATGTCTTGCGGTCTGCGTGAGCGATGAGACAGATGCCATAGCCTACCTTATTTAGAATGACTAACAGTGGTAGAAGTTTGGCACGGATGTGGTTTTCAAGCACAGCCTTACCATTACCATAGCCACCATTAGATTTGTTAAGTGTCATTTCTAGGTTATTCTTGTTAATACCTGCGGCCTGCTCTACGACCTTGCGTACTAACCAGTCAACGCTATCGATGACGATTGTTTCGTATTCCCTTTTCCCAGCTTCACCAGCATGGTAAAGTTCTACCAAGTCTTTGTAAAATTCTTCGAGGCTTGTGTATTGTGCCGATCTATCTACACCTAGATAGTTCAAGCCACCTTCGAAGTCTAGAAACAAAGGCTTCTCTAGTTTAGCTGCCAAGCTTGACTTGCCCACACCAGAAAGCCCATAAATCATGAGCTTAGGTGCAGTCAACGCCTGACCTTTTACAACCTTCAAAATATTACCTTTTTCCTTTCCTTTAATGTATTGCTTTGTTTAATCTATGCCATTCCATATGGCATTTTTTGCACAACCATCTTACTTCTAGTGGCTTATTATAGTCGTCGTGATGCGCTTCAGACACTTTTTCACCACAGTTTTCACATGGTTGCCTTGACAAGCTCTTATTTCTAATTGCATTTTTAACTTTTGCATGAGCTTTTACTACTTCGACATTCTTATTACGATATGCCCTTTCATACTCTGCGAAAGCCTCAAGATGCGCTTTCCTATAAGAGTCTCTGTATTCCTTATGATTATTGTGATACTCTCTTGCCTTTTCATTAAGTTCTTTTCTCTTGGCAATACGTCTCTTTCTCCAATAATCAGGATGATCCTCTTTATATTTTTCTCTATAAAGTTTCTCTTTCTCTTTTATCTCTGGCTTACTTCGATATTTTTTCTTATTAGAAAGAATTCTAGCTCTTACTTCTGGCCTAGAATAATATTCCTTCCAAGATGACTTTTTATCAAAAGCCATGAGGTTCTCCTTTCTTCTAATTGTATTAAAGTTATAGTTAGAGAAGGGCAAGGGTGGGCATTCCCCTTCTCTATGCTTTCAGTATATCAAACTTACTTATACTTGTCAATTACTCATCTACATATTTAATATCAGTGATAGGTGCTGAGTTGCAGTGACCAATAGCACGCCACCCGAACTCCCTAGGCTTGTCATAAACAAGGATGACACGTTTGCCATTAGCCATAGCCTCGTATGCTTTATCAATAACTTCTTGGTTATCTGCTGTCGTGCAGTATTCAGTTTCGTCTTTCTCGGCATAGCCATATCCAGCTGCGTCAAGTGGCCTACGCCTGATATATATTTTTCTGTCATCTGAGAATGTCATTTTATCTACTGCACTGATGTATCCTGTGTCTTGCCCAGTATGATAGTCCCATGTGCAGCATACAATCACCATAAACGCTGCTATCGACGCGCCCAATACAGCCAAACAAGCTAAAATAGTCAGCCCTTTTGCAACTATACCTGGCCAAAGTAATTTAAATTTTACGCTTTTAGGGATATCCCATTCTTTTTCAAAAGTGTCGATCCTCCATTCCCAATCGGAATAATTATATTGACTCCCGTCCTCTCTCCATGATACATAATATTTCATTCCATAACCAGAATCTTCTTTCCATATATAACCCTTATAATTTGTTACCTTATGCCTGATTTCGTATTTTTTCATTTTCATCTCCTAAAAAGTTTAATGTTAATTCTAATGCCCTATCAGCAACCTCATCACACTCTACTTCTCCCCAGTGGAAGTTTATGCCTAGTCGGTTGCTCATATATGCATAGTATTTAGTTTTCTTTTTTCTATCTTTCCAGATTTTATCTAATGCTCTATGTGCCTCATGCCTACAACTTCTTATATGTTTTGTTGGAAGCACTACTCTTTCCCCATCATATTTCCCAGTGTAATTACCGCATAAAGGACACCTGTAAAAATGTAAATGATATAAGTCTGGTCTATGTGGGTATATCACATCTCCGTCTACCAACTCACACTCAATGTGCTTCTTACATTCACAACAGTATGCTTTCACTATTCCTCCTCAAACAGCAAGTCTAGATCATCTTCCACCTCTTCATAAGTGTCCACTACAAATAAAGGTTTTTGACTGGTCAATTTGTTATCGGTGTTTACAAATATCCTTTGCCCTCTCTCTACCCGAAGGTTATGACCCTTCAGTCGTTTCCAAGCCTTGAGCTTTTCTAACATTTGTTTGCAATCTTCCAAATCTACCATATCTTCATCAGGTTCGTTCTCTATACAATTCATGAGTGTAAGTATCATTAAATCTAAAGCAGATCCTTTTGGTTCTTCGTAATCTTCCCAATACTCGTTAAGTTCAGCGAGAGAAGTATATTGTTTTAACAACATAACTTTATTATCAAATAATAATTCACCTTCTAGTGACACTATCTCGCCTGTTTTCTTATTTCGTAGTTTCATTTTCATCTCCTTCAGTTTCTTTATCATTATATAAGTCTCGCCACTCTGCTTCGCCCATAGTCCACAAAGCGTCTGCACGTTCTTGTTCTATCATTGCATCATCTTGCCAACTCATTCTTCACCTCCTGCGGTAATATAACGTCCAATTCGTATAATATATCCGTGTTTAAAGCTTTTCCCTATATCATTTGCAATTTCTAAACACTCTTTTAGGGTTTTGTTTTCATCAACCTCAACACATCTAGTAGTGCTATCTGTTATAACATCTAATATAAAAACTTTTCTACACTCTTTACTCATTCTTCACCTCCTTTGGTTTTTAGAAATACTCTCGCTATATTCTCACAAGTGAACTCGTGTTGTTGTTCAAAACCTGGCTCGAGGTTGCTGGCGATTGGGGCTAGTAGAATATGTGTGAGCTCGTGCACCACGATGGCCTCTAATGACTTGTATGTATCCTTGAGTTGCTCCAGGTAGAATGTAATCTCTGCGTCTTGATAAGCCCAGAATATATTAGTGTATGCTCCTCTGTCTGGGTTCTCCTGGCAAAAACCTCTTGAGAACGTCAGCGTTATAGTATAATCATTCAGACCCAACCTCTTTCTCCAGCTTGCGACTAGCACGTTGATTCGTTTTCGTAGTTCGTCGTATTCTTCATCGTTCATTTTTCCTCCTTAAAAATCCTCCGTTAATGATATGAACATAAATAGTATTGATGCTCCAGATAACAAAAACCCTGATATAAAAATCATATTAAAGATTGGAGCACCTTCTTTACCAGCCCCACCATTTAGAAGCCCTATAAAGAACATGATTATTCCTATGATTAGAAACAATGTGAATGTTCCATATTTAATTAGTAGTCCTTTGTTTTCGTCACTCATTCTTCCTCCTTTTGCAAGTCTAAGATTTCTTTAGCTTGGGCTATAGGGATATATTTATGCGTATCTATATCATATGTGAATAACCCAGTATACCTACTCATTTTTTCTCCTTTCTTTTCTTACGATAGTTTCTGTGGTATTCATTATAATACTCACGGTTGTTCTCTCTCCAGCCACGTCTGTATTCTGTAAGCTCTTCTCTATGCTCCTTGTTATACTTGTGGTTGCGTTCAGCAAACTCTGCTTTATGCTCTAGATAGTATCTATGTCGTGATACTTTTCTGCGAGCCTTTATCTCTTCATCTGTTAGTGTTTTTGTCCTAGACATCTTCCTCCTTTATCTTATTATCTATACACCAGTTATCTTCAGCAAAGTCTGATTTATTCTTTAGTGCTTTATACACGTCATCTTCAATGGTATACTCTGTCTTTAGATACCAATATGTCTGTGGCCATTTCTGCCCGATACGTCTAATGCGTCCACGTGCTTGAATGCTCGTGCTATATGAGTAGCAAGCCTCCACACTTACCCAGTAATGCAAGAACTGTAGGTTCAATGCCTCTGAACCACTCTGCCATTGGCACATCACCATATCGTGCGGTCCAATTGTATCTGCAGTTGGTATCTCGTGGTGCTTACCATCTATACGCCATATCTTTGCGTCTTTCGGCAATGCTTTGCTGATTATATCTTCCAACTCATCACCTGTCTTGATAAAGTTATAAAAGAATACGCATCCACTCTCAAGCCCTTCCACAAATTCTTTGATCCATTCTTGTTTATCTTTCGTGAAACATTGTCTGCGTAGCTCTGCACATAATGCACCAGCTGTATCTAAGAATTCACCTTCTTCATTTGTTCTAGTCTTCAGAACTTTGTTATACAAAGGTGTTTTCTTGAACGTGATAACTTTGTGAGTTTGTTCTGGCAACTCATTCATTACTTTACTAGTGTCTGGCGAGTAGCTAATTTTAAACCACATATACTTCAATTTATCTTCGTTTCTCCATCCAACAATTTCAGGATAGCCCTTATATGTTTGTACATTTGCATATGTATTCATAAAGGTTGTCTTGTTTTTTACTAGATCGCATGATACAAAATATGGATAAAATTTTAGCCAAGTATCTCCAGGCGTGGCAGTAAATGCAGCCCAGTCTTTTGTTTGTTTCGTAATTTTTAGGAATGCCTTGCCCATTCCTGAACTTACGCCAGCTGAACCTTTTTGCACCTCATCAAATATCACAACGTAATCTTTTACGCTGTCTGCGTTTGCGTTCACCCACGCTGCAAGTTTGTGCCACGAGAGGACGAGAAGAGATGAT